TGGCGATGGCGATGGCTCTGGAGAGTAGCTTAAATGGAGATCGTTATGACAATTAGGAGTTTATTTTTTATTTCAGCGATTTCGCTTCTTGCTGCATGTGGTGGTGATTTAGGTAGAGATAAGCATGTTATTGGCCCGTTTGAGGTTGTCGAAGTTGGTGCGTGCTCTGACCAGGTTTGGGGGTGTACAAGCAAGGTTAAATACGGCGATAGATTTTACTATGCAAAAACATCAACTCCAACAATGGTTGGGATGAATGTTTACCGGACATGCTGGACTGAAAGCGATGGGCGACACTGTTTTGTGCATTATGTGGAAAACCCTAGATCAATATATCTAAAAGGCGGGGTAAGAAATCCATGACATGCACTCAATTCGGCCAGCACATAACGCCAGAGATAGGATGTGTGTGTATTGATGATAAAGATGATCAGGGCGATATGTTTGATAATCGACCTATGACTGATGATGAAATTGAAGAGCTTGAAGAAGCTGTGGGAGATGTGAGGTTATGACTCTTCCTGCATTAAAAAATAATAGCTTTAAGCCGTCAAATCACAATATGGAGGAATGTCTTTCTGAGCTAGAAAGGTACGGAATGCCAGCCATCTCTAAACATAAGTCTGGGTGGCGCTGTGAGGTTTCTGTTTTTGTTAACGGTGAGGGTGTTAGTTTTGATGTTGTGGCTAGGCAGGCTAACACTCCAAAGGATGCTGTAAGCGTTTGCTTTGATCGCCTAATGATAGCAATAGATAAAATAAAAGAAACCTAAGATGAATAAAGACCTGTACCAGCTAGTTCTGATAGAAAAAGGAGTACGCAAGCACCCAGCTCTTATTGCTGGGGTATCCATAACACGGGCGGAGAGGCTTAAAGATAAAATGCGTTGTTCGCCCAATCAAGATATTAAAATTCTAAAGTGGAGTAAAAAGTAATGAGCCATTCAGTAACCGGCAAGCTAAACAAGGATGCACGACAGCATCAGAACCAGTCGGGCATGACGTTCTTCGTTAGCATTGGCCAGCAGACGTACAACCACAAAACTAAGCAGCGCGAATGGACGAACTACGAAGCGGCACTGTTTGCGAAAGACAATCAGATTCAGTACTACACTGACAATCTTCGTGCCGGTGCCGTTATTGCCGTTAGTGGTGATGCGCTGCTAGTTGAGAATGATCAGCAGTATGGCGTTAAACTTCACATTCAGAATGCGCGGCTTGAGTTTTCGTTTAACCCTGCGACACCAATGCCTGATAATGTTCGCCAGCAAGTACAGCAGGCTCCTCAGCAGGCGCCACAACAACCAATGCGACAACAGCCTATGGCGCCACCACAAGTCCAGCCAATGCAGCAACAGCCGCCGCAAGGATTCGATAACTTCGACGATGACATTCCGTTTTAGCGGATACGGTAATCAATCTAATGGGTATTAACGCCGACATTTTCGAGCCGAAGGTCTCGAACAATTCAAGTGTTATCGAAGAGGGTAAAATGAGACAAATTCCAAGAATATACCGCCAGAACATCAGGCCGGTCATAATGAATCGTGAGGCGCATTTAGATGCGTTTCGCGGTATGCGTGACCTTGAGCCAAAGCTAACCATTGATAAATACTGCTTTGATTATAACGTCTCTCTTGAGGATCGAGAGTGGATGGCTAGGCAGTGTCGTCAAGTTGAATTTAAGTGAGGATGATATGGGTGCGCCAGACAGAGGGCTGATTGTAAGGGAGCCATGGATTAGCCTTATATTAAGCGGCAAAAAAACATGGGAGATGAGAAGTCGATCAACTAATATTCGCGGCCGCATTGGTTTGATAGAGGCTGGATCAGGTCTTATTGTTGGCGAGGTGGATATTGTAAATTGCTTTTACCCTTTAGACCAAAGTGAGGCTAAACTATTAATAAAATTCCATCAGATAAAAGATTTAAGCCTTATCGCTAAGTGGAACACCCCATGGGTTATGAGTAATCCAAAAAGGTACGACAATCCAGTACCGTACAGCCACCCTAGAGGCGCTGTAACATGGGTGAATTTAGCTAAACAAATTTCTGGATGATTCCATTCTCAAACACAGGCTCTATCGGCTTACCAAAAGCCGCTGACATTATAGATAGAGGGGTCATAAATCTTAGGCCCCGCTTCTCGTAAGAAATTGTCATCATTGCCATATCGGAATCAGGTTTTATTTCAATCTCTTTTGTAAGGGCCTCAAGCATCCATTCATGATCAAGCTCAAGCATCTCATTGATCCAATTCACCATCTTTTTCCTTGAATCATTATCTTCCATGTAATACAGTCCTCTTACTTATAGTAATATTGGAGCTTTACCAGTGTCATACATCGAATTCAAAAATAACGAGCTAACCCTTCACCTTGAAGGCAAGCTTTCACAAGAACAAATGCAGGCCGTCAATGACGCAATGCAATCTCAGGTGCAGGAAATCGTCACCGGTCCAGACAATACGACAGATAAATTAGCACTTCTTGACAGCGCTGCAAAGGCCATCGGATTCAAGCTTGATCTTAGTATTGAAAACAACGACGCAAGCTTGTTTGAACCAGGTCAGTGACTCCTGAGTTTAGGGCGTGGCACAAGGCAAGTGCCATAAGCCTTCCAAACAAAGCTGCTCGAAAAGGCGGGGCAATAGTTTTTAACCTTCTTTCAGAGCAGCACGCGGAAGAGCTCAAGAAAAAAGATGCCGTCATTCAGGAAGCTAAGAGCCTGCTTTCTGAGGTTTTATTAATTTTAAAAGGTCTTAGACTAGACAATGAAATATCTGACGATAGCCAAGGATGATCTAACCTCGCGCAGAGCGGCAATGATTGCCAAGAAGCGATTTGATGCCAATGATATCGATTCAGAGATTGGCGTATTTATCCCGCTAAATGATATTGAGAAGGTATTGGGCGGCCATTTATCGAAGCCTGAGATCAAGCGCATAGCCGGTGATGCTGTCGCCATGATTGAGGATATGCAGTGTCAAAGCTAAGGAGGTCTGCAAAAGGTAGGGATTGCCAGTTAATGATTCACCCATACTGTAATCAAAACCCTGAGACGGTCGTTCTCTGTCACTTGCCTAGCGCAGATAAGGGGTGGGCTATTAAGTCGCCTGACTTCTTTGCTAGCTTTGGGTGCTCATCTTGTCACGATGTAATCGATGGACGAATGAAAACGGATTTACCTCAATTGGAAATAGAGCGGTGCATGATGCGCGGCCTTTATCGTACACAGAAGATATGGTTTGAAGAGGGATTTTTAAGTGAGTGAAAGCGAAAACTTAAAGCCAGAAGACTATTGCCAGTGCTGCGGTTCGGAACCTGTAAAAGGCCTGATAATGATTGACCCAAACGGAATGGGAAAGATTTGTGAGGTGTGCATTGAGTATCTGTATTTCGGTCTCTGCAAGCACAGGCTTGGCAAATCTCAAGGCGAGAAGGAATAGAGTCATATGAGTGAACACACGGAACAAGTGGCACTAATGCAATGGCTTAGATTGCAGCACCCAAAGGCTGAAGCCGTCACTACAGCATCAGCTAATGGTGGAAGTAGGAATGCGCGGGAGGCGGCCAATCTAAAGCGCTCAGGCGTTAAAGCTGGATACCCTGACCTTTTCATTGCCGTACCATCCGCAGGCTTTCACGGCCTGTTTATCGAGTACAAGGCGCTCACCGGAACACTCCAAGCAAATCAGCGGGAATGGCTGGCCAATCTCAACGATCAAGGCTATCTGGCTGTGTGCTGCAAAGGGCTTGATGAGGCTCGCATTCTGATTAACCACTACATAAAGTAAAAGAAATACTTTACTTCTCCATCCTCTATGCCTATACTTCTCCCAACTTAAACAAAAACAGAGATTCACATGGGACAAGTTACTGAGGCTGATCTAAAAGACTACACCGTCAATCACTACAAAGGTGTTGCCAAAGAAGCCGAGCTATTCAATCACAATCGAATCATGGCAAAAGTTCAAGAGTGCATGGGCGATGCTGAATTAGAAGGCGATAACCAAGACCTGATTTGTCAGATGCTCGTTGAAGATAAAGTACTTCAGCCTCTCATGGATATTGTGGCGAACGTGCAATCAAATCCTGATATGTTATTCAGTGATGCGAAATACGCTGTTGAAGCCACTCGCAAATTTGTTGCCGCTTTGGAGGAACGTTTATATGAGCATTTCAAAGATTAAATTCAAGGCGGCAATGACATTTCAAAAGCGCGGTTATCAGCCGCCGCCGCGCAAACTTTTAACTCGTTATCGGTGCGTCTGGATTGCGAAAATGTACGAACTAGAACAGCGGGAGAATAACAGTGAGCGATAAATTTAACGACTTTGTGCGTGGGCAAGCTGATTGCCGCAATGGTGTAGAGCATAAGTCTGGCCAGTCAAAAAGCTATGATGAAGGCTATTCTGCTGAATATCAGATGGAGCAGATTGTTGCGCATCAAGCTGAGCAAGGCTGTCGATTTGCGAGGGCTAGAGTTAATGGATAGTGAAAGCATAACTGCAAAACTAAAGGAGCCGTTCAATCCATCTTCAATACACTGGAGGATTGGCGCAACAAACAAAGATAAAACCTCTGCAATTGCTTTGGCCTATCTGAATTCTCGCGATGTTATGAAAAGGCTTGATGATGTTTGTGGTGACAATTGGCAGTGCCGATATCCTTTTGATGGGTGTTGCGAGATTGGAATTAAGATTGGTGATGAGTGGGTGTGGCGCTCAAATGGTGCCGGAGAAACTGCCGTAGAAGGTGAAAAAGGAAAATACTCAGACGCGTTTAAGCGAGCCGCTGTGCTTTGGGGTGTTGGGCGCTATCTTTATTATCTTGATAATACGTGGGTTTCAATTCAGAAAGCCGGACGATCACACAAAATTGTTGGAACACCTAACCTGCCCTCATGGGCATTGCCAAGAGATAAATAAAATGACCGCACTTTATGAGTTAACCAAAGAGCTAAAAGAATGCGAGCAACTTTTAATGGCTGGCGAGCTAACCGAAGAAATGCTTGCCGATACTCTCAACGCCTTATCGTCAGAGTTTAAATCTAAGGCTGTAAACGTAGGGCTATTCATTAAATCAGTTGAGCAAATGTCTGAGGCTTGCAAGAACGAGCAGGCACGACTAAAAGATCGGCAGCAATCGTTCGACAAAAAAGTTGAGCAAATGAAGTCGTACTTGCTTGAGAATTTAATCGCGATTGGCGAGACAAAAATAACCGATCCACTAATTACTATCTCAACGCGAAAACCTGCAAAAGTTGTTGTTATTGATAGCGAGGAAAATATTCCATCGTTTTATCTGAAGTCGAAAACAGTAACCAGTGTTGATAAGAGGGAAATTGAAAAAGCGCTGAAAGATGGTGAAGAGGTTTCAGGTGCTCACCTTGAAGATGGCAATCAGTCTATAACAATTAAGTGAGGAATCCGCTATGTGCTATGAAGTAGAAACCTATAAAAACGAACAGGGCCAAAGCCGAGCAAAAGTATTCAGCCATGGCCGCGAGATGATCCGCGATGTAACACCGGCAACCGCTTATAAGACAGTACAAGGCTGGATGCTAGTTGATGAGCAAAAGGAGGCATTCAAGCGTTAAATGAATTGCGGTATATCAACGTAAAAAACTCGTGATACTCAGAAGTCCTTTCTGGCGGCTAGTGCTGCAACACTAGCAACGGGGAATATTGATTAGCCAATAGCTGCTTGTGAATCCGAACGTCTGGACGGTGGCGACATACAGAACCCTTACCCGCTTAACTGCGGGTTTTTGGGTGCAAGAACTTGTAAATATAAAGCCAGAGGATATAACCATGATAGCGCAGGGGTAACGCCCCTAGAGTTGATCGAAGTAAGGCGTAAGTCGTTGATAGCGCAGTCGAGCTACAAGTAACTCCGACAGCCTGCTTTGAGCGGGCTTTGTTGGTATCTGACACAGGACAAAAACAATGAACCATAAACAACTAGCGGAACTATGCGAATTAAGTTATCACAAAAGCGATTTTGCAACTCCAGAAGGAATAAGCTTTATTCGGAAAGAAACCGATCAAAATCACGTCATCGCAATTCGTGGAACAGAGATAAGCTTTCTGGACTTACTTAGAAATCTAGCTATATGGCCGAGGTCTCTTGGCGGTATTGATTCTCATGCTGGGTATGCGGCCGGATGGCAAAGCATACAGGATGCGGTAGAGATGCTTTGCTCACCAATCAAGCTTGGAGCGAATAATACTAAGCCAGTAATACTGACCGGACACTCTGCGGGCGGAGCAATAGCCCTTATTGGAGCTGGAGAGTACATCAGAAAAAGAAAGCCAATATCTGCCTGCGTTACTTTTGGTGCGCCAAAGGCGTCTGACAACGAAAGTCCTATACTTGAGTCGATCACAACGCAATACATTCACGCGAGAGACCCTATACCGTCATGGCTCGGTCACACTGATTACAAGCACGTAAGAAAAATGTACGTTGGTGGTAACGAGTCATCGCCCTGGTGGAAGAAGTCGCTAGATTGCCACGGCATTGATTTGTACAAGAAATTAACAGGAGAAAGAGAATGACCGTTTATTTTCACAAAGACAAAATGCCAATAGGGCCATTCGTTAAAAGATTTGTCGATCCGTTTAATAACACCCACGAGAAAAAGACAAACAGAGCGCCAAGAGGTAAGGCGTTTAAGCGGCTGAGTGCTATCGAGTGGAAAGCCCACCACAAAAAGCGCGAAGCAGCAGGGTATGGGGCTAAGCTGATATTTAGAGGGGATCTTATGTGAGCAGAACAAGACACCATAGATCGAAGAAGCATCAAAAATGCGGGGTAGACTTTGGTGCTAGATATAAATGCAATAAAGGTTATGGTGGCGGGTGCGGGCCAGACGCTAAAAATGCGGCCGACTCAGATAGGCGTATAGAGGCTAAACATAAAATCGAGACAGGGCTGATAGAATCAAATGAACAAAGATAGGGCGTTTTGCAGTCACGGGACTCACATCAATATTAGATGTTTTCAGTGTGAGACTAAAAGACATCAACCAAAAGGCGGAATGTGCGGATCCTGCACTAAAGCACTAAGCAATTGTTCAAGCCTGAACTTTGAATCAATGCCGATGATAGAAAAAACAAATGACGCATTAATCGTTAAATGCCATGACTATCACAAAGAAGCAGCTTCTATTTTGGCAATAAAAAGCCCCGGTTAAGGGGCGATCTAACTTAACATTTCCGCTCTAATTGCGTGGTGTGAGAGGTTAGAAAAAACTATTAATGATTAATTCTAGATGGCCTTGAAGCGAACCACCAAGTTACCGCTGTCACAGTTAAGAATACCATCTGATGAATAACGTGTGTAAATAGCTCGATTAGCTCCGCCTGAGTAAAGGCATCCAACCCACCAACCCTATCCCACAGCGCAGCCACAAGCCAAATGCTGAACACCATCAATACCGTAGTGATAACGGGTCGCATCAACCCCTTAATAGCATCGACAACCATGGACCCGCTAGATACCGATGCGGCGCGTATTGACTCAATCAAAGCATTGCTATCAGCGATACCGGCCTCGATATTGCCCTCAAGCTCTGCGCGCTCCATCTGCTTATCAGCCATTTGAAGCTCGTGATTTTGCTCAAGTTTCGATTCAGTAAGGCGAACTTTTGCCATCTCAAGCTTGGCTTGTGCATCCTGTTTCTGGCGCTTTAGATCGATCCACTTACTAGCAATCCCACCAATTAAACCAAGAGCAGCACCAACGCCGCCAGTACTGGCCAACCCAATTACATCATCTAACATTTTGATCCCCCGTTATGATCAGCTTGAATTGTCGTTCGCCTATAATGTCCACAAGCTCACCTAAAGCCGTTTTAGAGTTAAGCACAGCTCTGCGTCGAGCAAGCCAGCCTTTACGCTTACCGATGATTAGACAGCCTCTAGTGTGGGTTACGATATTACCGTTATGAATGAGTATCCCAAAGCGGCCACCCACCTCACGAATATGATAGACATTCTTGTACTTGCCAGATGATGACCGGAGCATGAAGTTGCACACGTACTCGCCAGATGGGATACAGCTAATATTCGAGGCGTTGTTTTTCCATGGCGGCTCAAGAACACTGAATATCTCACCAGCAACAACAAGCGAGCCCCTTACGCACTCGATGTTAATATCATCCCTAATTAGATAGCCGGTTAGCACTAGCCAACCTCCCTCTGCTTAGTAAATAGCTGAATCTCTCCGGTCTCAGACGTGTACTGAATCACGTTACCCTGTCGCTTGTGATAGTGCATCACCTCTTTGCCACGGATATCACCATTCTTGGTTGGAGGCAGCGCGCGACCTATCGCAGCACAGCTCATGCCACTGATAACCATGAATCGAGACACTTCCGCACTCACTCGCCCAGTGTCGTTTAGCTCTTTCTTTTCGCCGCTATTAAGCTGGTCTTCTTTTAGTTGAATCTTCACGCCCAAACCTTTTTATCAAATAATATTTAAATAATAGTTGATTTAGTGATGGGAGTCTATTACTTTATATAGTAACAAAGACATATTACTTTAGGGGTGAAAAATGAAAGCGAATAAAAGTATGACTGGCTCTATGAGAGATTTTGGATTCCGTCCTGCTCGTAGAAAAATGGCTGTAAGACTTACTGAGTTAACAGCAACAACCGTTAGCGGTCTTTGCCCGGTGGGCAGGGTTCGAATAATCGACCGAAAGAATTAAAATTAAATTCCAATAAAACAAATCCAAGCACCAGAGGTGTATTTTATGAAAATAGTAAATTTAGTGTCGTTGGCCGTCTTGACAGTGTGGTCATCATTGTCGATGTCAGAAACAAAGGTTGAGCTTTTTACAGAGCCAAAACCCATTGAAAAGTGGGGGGCTTTACAGATTGTGGATTATCCTCGTATGGGAACCGCAGTTAAGATAAGAATTGCACAGCTAAAAATACCAAACTGTAAAGCCGGAGATATTATCAGCTTTGATTTTGGGGTGGAAGTTACAAACCGTCAATACTACGCCGTAGAATTTACTGGGAAGATTATATTTACCCCAAATGCATATCCAAGCATTACCGGCGGAAAGGTGGTTAGTGGTGAGAGAGGCTACAATATATCGCCGCAAACAGATCACTACGGAAATGTATTTCACGGAATGCATCACGGAACAGACCAGAGAAGCGGATCATTTGTTGTTGAAAATGATGGGGATTACTGGCTGGCTGCAATTTACTACGCTGGAGGCTCATCGTTCACTCAGCGCAGCGAGGCTTTAAAGATCGAAAAGGGGTATGGAGAATTTACGGCTGTTAGATACCGGGAGGTTGACCCGTACGCCCTGTAGGTGTATCGAGGCCCATTGCGATAGGTTGGTGGGCCTCGTTATTATTGCAGCTCAAATCTCCTCTCTTATTTTTTTAGCTTCATCCTCCAGAGACATCAATAACGTGTTATCCCCTGTCAGAATAGCGTCAGTTATGGCTCTGATTTTTTTAAAATCGATATCTCTAAGCATGACATAAGGAGATTTTGAAACAGGCTCGGGAGCATTAAACGTACCATTGTCTAGCTTATATCCAGCCTTAACATCCTTCCCGCAATCAACCCATATCAAAGGTTCGGCAACAGGAAATTCAACCTCAGAAACCTCTACAACACAACCATTTAAAATTAACGCTCTCATTATCTATACTCCGTTACTATTACCACGCCGCTCTCGCCCGAACCGCCATTGCTTGCACTTGTATTTTCGGTTGATGCGCCGCCGCCACCACCCCCAAAAGCACCGGTCAAAGCGTCTCGGCCAGCAGAGTTCCCCGAGTTTCCAGCAGCGCCGCCACCGAAGTAAGAATTCCCACCGCCACCGCCAACATCTGAGTTTTGTCCTCCAGAAGTGCCACCACCACCAGAAACATTAATATCCCCCGATAATCCGGTACCGCCCTCGCCGGGAGTGCTCGCAATATTCCCCGGAGGGCCTCCAGTGCCACCAGTTGCAGACACAAGCGATCCAAACGAGCTGGTACCACCAGCCAATCCTGTCCCGCTCGGCGCGACGCCACCGACGCCACCAGCGCCAATCGTTATAGATTCTGATGTAATCGAGTCGGCATCAATTAATATGCGAGAATAACCGCCGCCGCCGCCGCCAAACCCTCCTCTATTAGAGGCTGAACCAGAAGCGCCACCGCCACCGCCACCGCCACAAACTTCAACAAGTATTGTTCTAACTCCAGTCGGTTTGGTGTATGTTCCGCTAGAGGTAAAAACTTGCTGATTAATACTATTATATAAAGACCAAACCCCAGTCATATCGCCAACAGGGTCAACTACAGACGATGATGGCCCATTATCCTGAAGCGCTCTATAAACTGAAGAATCAGAACCAACAACATAACTAATGTTTGCAGAGTAATTAACATCGGCCCTATATGTTGGAACTCCCATTTCTTGGAGTTCTTTTATTGCCATTGTTACATCGTTAAGAACCTGATTGTATTGCTGCCTTTCAATCCGTATTGCTTGAGGATCAGTTGAGGGGTCTCTCTGATAATCCGGGCCATAACCCTGGGAGTAGCTAACCTCCCCTCCCGCCTGAACCGCATCAGGAACAGATGTTTTGTCACCAGTGTCGGCAAATGGAACGTTAAAATATTTACTAACCATAATTAAATTCCTGAAAAATTACCGTTGTTGAAGTTTGGACGGCTAGGACCGAACCCCCACGATATAACTGTACTATCTATAATGTTAACTGAAACACCTGAAGGCCTAGGTAAGACATCAAGGTCTATCAACGCGTCCATAAATCTCTGACCGGGTCGGAACGAAAATACATAAGTCATTGTCATATCAAGTCCATCTAATACGTAAACCGGCGCAACCCCAAAAACAAATCTTAAAAATCTGTTAATTTCTAAAACTCCGCCTTCCGTAGATAATGAAAAATACCTAAGTTGCAGAAGCCACCTCTTTTCTTCGGTTGTTAGAGATACAAATCCAGACCCATCATTAGCAAAATTACCATTGTTAAAGTTTTGGCCGAAAGGACCGAACCCAAAGGCCGGATAGTCCGAAGGGGATATCTCTTCACCTGTAAATAGAGGAAGTTCTAATATTGCCGACCATACTGATAGTCCAAAGTCATTGGCCGTTCTTAGGTCAAAAACATCAGTAAACCAATTTTCCCAAAACCGCTGCTGATTCTCTTCATACCAGTCACTCTTGCTCTGTAGAAGGCCTTCTAAATTTTCTGATTCGTTATATTGCCAAAGAAGAACCCTTAAAATATCAACAGAGTAGTCAAAGCTTTGTATTGTCATGAGACTATAACCTCAATAGCTCCAGAGGTTATTGATGCTTGTTGATCAACTGCAATAGATAGAGTTGTCGTCACATATGACGGCGTGTCAGCCTGAAAAGCTATTTCAACCAAAGACACAAACAGACCCGGAGCCTCTACTGATACAGCCCATCCCAGCTCGTAAGGCGATACGTCAGCACCGACAACAAAACCCGCCTCGCCACCCACCAACCCATTGGAGTAATCAACAATTGCATCCCTAACAGCCGTAACAGGATCCGAAACTGTGCTAGAGGCCCTAACAGTAACCCTCGCAAGAATCGGAACATCAGTAGGTCGCTCAAACTGAACCGGATAGGATTGGCCACTTACCGGGTCGGTTACTGACTCGGTTACAGATCCATTCCAGTTGGCACCGGGTGTCTTAGATTCAAGAAGCGCCATCGCTATATCCGATTGCTGGCCTCCAGATACGCACACCCAAATCGAGTGAGGAACTAAGGTAATTCCATCAATAACTGACGTTGCATTGGTTACGTTCTCTCTAAATGTCAAACTGTTTACGCCGTCCAGCGCCCTAACTCTTGATGATACCGCCAAAGGAACTGATCGACCCTGAAGGCCAATAGTTTCCCTTCTTTCATTCCTGGCTTGCTCATCTGACTGAGTACTTGTGCCCGTCACCGCTGCCGCAGCATTCGTTATGGTTTCCCACCCCAAGACACCGGGTGACGGTATGGTATCTAAAGCGGATATTGCAGCCTCTACTGGACCAGTATTAACCCCCTGAAAAACTGCGTCAACAGTTCCAGATGCGGGAATAACGGTTGTTGTAACTAGAGAGAACTCATCTCCTCCAGCGCCAACAGTCGCTATAGAGCCTGATGGAATAGAGGTTCCTGAGACTCCCGATATAGTGCCTGTAACAGTTGAACGAGTTGCAGCCCTCCTTGACCCACCAGTAAGCGCCCATAGAGCATCTATAAAAACACCTTCGGCGAGATTAGGGTTTATCTGATTAGCAAGCCTTGCATTATTTCTGGCAACGGATTGACGGCTGGTCACCTCTCCATTAATTAACAGGCCTTCAGGCGTTTCATCATCAACAATAAAATCCTGCCCAAATATATCTCTATACTCATTTTCAACCTCTGTTTTAATGTCAGAGGTGTCGGCTATAATGGTGCCTGAGCTTTCTACGTATTGATAATCAGCCATTGATAGAGCCTATTCCGAAATTAGTTCTTATTGTTGCCGCATAAGACAAGACCCCACCAGACGCATTTGTTTCAAACGAATCTACCGACAGAACGCCAGAAACACGATTTATAGCAGTCCTAGCGGAGGCCTCAAAGCTTAATAGGTTTGGCGAACCACTCCATACAGAATCAAAGGTATTAACCCCTCTCTGCTGGGCGTAGATCATCTCTCCCCTCTGAGCCTTTACTGCATGCTCGCAATTCTGAAGAACACGCTGCAAGCCAGACCTAAGCTGGAGGCGTCCATTGACCGCGAAAATATCATTGCTTTGATTTACTGCAAATATTGTCATGGATTTTGTGGTCCCTCTGTATCTTCTTCGGCGTTTCCGCCGGAGTCGGACCCCTGAGAGTGATTGTGATCATCATGAATAACGCCATTCATATCAACAATAGGGACGCCAAACATAGCATCTTTGTCAGTCATAGTTAGCACGTCCTGACCCCCAACCACAAACTTAATTCTTTCATCGCTAAGGCTAATCCTAACATTACCGTCAAGGCTTTGTAATACGCAGGACTGCGAATCCTCTCCCGCAATAGTGTACCCCGTCATCACGTCAGGTATAAACACACCAGACGAAAAATCATGCATTCTAGAGTCGTTAGGGGGCCTCTTGGCGTAGCTTTCCAAAAATAAAGATATATCCCTGTCATTCGACTTTATCCAGCCAAGAGATCCTTCTGGCAAGTGAAAATTAAGCGTAAATCCTCCTCCTCCTAGCGATACGACTGGAACGCTAGCAATCTGAGCTCTATCAACCAGCTCTCCATCAGTGGTAACCATCTGTATTTGATGCTCTACACGAGCCCTGTTTGCTTCCCGATCATAACTAATAACACGAACCGGAAGCATGTCATCGATTCGCTGAAGCTGCTTTCTCTGTGCAACTCTAAAGGCACCTACAAGGCCGTCATCATTTGCGGGATTTCTGCTGGGAGAGTTAGTCATGATATTGGCGTAGCCTCTGCCGTGAAGTACCAATTAGTGTCTCGATTAGCCAGATCAAAACCGAGCCGATAAATCGTATAACGACCATTCACCGCTGGGTATTGCTCACTGGTAACATCAATCATGCCTCCAAGCCTTGTTTGGGTATCGAATAGAAAAGTTATCTTTAGACCCTGCTCGGTAATCTGAGGCTTTCCAACAATATCTTGAGGCCGAATAACTCGGACAGACCCAGATAGAGGTTCAGATCTGTTTTTAACAATCAGCTCATTGTTATCAATATAAACATCGATATCAGCCAAGTCCTCCAAGTACTCCACTTGACCAATTACCGATCCAGAAAATGTATAGTTAGCAACCTTTTTATCTGTCGCCTCGAACCGAATGCCCACACCAATATCGATAGCAACCTGAGAGCAAATTGTTGATAAGTTGGTTAGCGGATCTTGTGACCTAGCTATTATGCTTCCTTTTTGGAATTGTCCGCTAAGCGCCCTGATCATTGTTATTTGATCTGGCGGCTGTGTTGAATCAGCCCTAAAAATATTTCCAGAGTACAAAAGACTGTAGCCTGTAGACTCTCTGCCCGCCTCAATCGTTACCGTCTTTGGAGACGGGTCAGTATTAAATGGAGATGATTGTGTAAGTATCTGATCCCTAACCTCTTTATTTAAATTGGCTATACTTATTTGGCATTCGCCCTGATTGGGGTTGGCATACTTCTGGCCACTAACAGTCATTGCCAAGTTTTTATAAACTCGACGCTCATTACCTATAATGATTGTTGTTCTTAATAGTCTTGGGTCAAGAGGCACGGATAGCCTCCAGCTCTGACTGGCTGAAATACAAAAGCGTCTGACTTATTCCAAACTTCTCATGCTCTGGAATATCATTATTTTCTGTTGCTATTATGAAGTTCCCAGACTCTACATAACGATATGGGATCATAGGTGTGCCGGCAACAACTCTAACTCCGGACAATATAACAGTCTCGTTTCTTGATATGGTAGCCGCCACACCTCCACCAATATCATTAATTCTTAGCTCGTACCGATTTCCATCAAGGTTAACGGTTAAACTCTGATTAGGTATCGCCTGAAGCGCTATAACTTGTGACATTAGTTAAATATCCTAAATAGCGTTGACCCTGTATTGTCTTGAGAATCATTAGCTTCCTGACCACTTATCTGTCCTCGGCCGGTGGTATCTGAATCGGCACCGTCTGCAACATTGCTGGGCGGCAGAGACTGAATATCGGTCTCAAATATAAATGCCTGCACCATTCGAATGACCATGGTGATCGTAGAAAAGTATTTTGGGTCCTCCTCTCTGGGAATGGCCTCAATAAACATATTCTCATGAGTAAATGTTTTTGTTTGAACCGTAAGCTGTCGACCCTCTATTTTTGCCTGCCTAAGATCAGCATACACATCTCGGTATGTTTCAGACTCTAAAATTACAGACACTTGAATGGCAATTGGCAAATCAATCTTGTGGTCAATTTGAGTGCTGCCGTCCTCTCTGGGGTGAACCATTAACTTTGATGACTCTTCTATACTGGCTTTTAATGGTCTAGCCCCCGCAAAAACCTGCTCCCCGCTATCGGCGTCAATAATCGCCATTACATCCTCAGATGAGGAGGGTATAAGGCCGTCTAAAATAGTCATCTAGCTATCCCGTCATCATATTGACTTACAACTTGCTCTAGCTGGCCTCTTAAGGCTTGCCCGCCGTTAGCGGCAATCTCTTGGCTGTTTCCGCCTCGGGCATCCACATTGATATCGCCAAAGCTAAACGCCCTGCTACTTGTCGTAGTATTTCCAGCGGCTATTGCTGCTGAGCTCTGAGATGCAATAGCATTTGGAGAGTCAGTGCCAAGAACAGAAGCTGCAACCTCAGTTGCAAATTTAATAGGACCATCAAACAAGAACTCTTTTAGCAGTCCGGCAGCATCACCAAGAAACCCTAGAAGCCCCTCGATAGTATCCCTTATAGACTCAAATGCTTTATTTACTGCCGGGTACTTATCAAGAACCTGACCAATGAACGATTCGTTGCCATCAATGAATGCTTTAATATCCTCATAAGCCAAAGCGAATGCAGCGCCAGCAGCAATGACAGCAGCTCCAACCGCCGCAAAGGGAGCAATAAAGGCTACCGTGGCAGTTACAGCTGAAACGATCGCAGGCAAATATATAGCCGTCAATATTCCAGCTATTCCAATAAAGAACCCAGACACTAAGTCGGAATTTTGACCAATCCATATGCCAAACGTTGTTAACTGATCAAGCATGTCAGCAAGAAACGGGAATATCGTAGTTCCTGCGGCAACACTAAGAGAGGTAAATACCTGCTTGGTGTCACTCCAAGCATCATTAAATTTAGCCGCAGCCTCGGTGTCTTCCTTGGTAATGACACCCAAGTCTTTCTGGCGCTGAATAAGATCATCAACAGCTATTCGACCTTGCTGAAGGAGAAGTATCGTTGATTGATCAAGGCCAAGTCTTTGCCCAAATCCGCGAGAAACATCTGGGTCCAGATTTTCAAATGCATCAGCGAGTTCAGGAAGAATCTCAAAAGCTGATTTAACGTTTCCGGCCGAGTCTCTGGCATTGATGCCAATTCGAGCAAATACCTCTGCCGCCGCACCTCCACCGGTAATTGACAGGTCAGCTAGCTTGTCAGTAAGTGAGCTAACAGAACCTTGTAATGACCCTGAGCTGCCACCCATTCGAGTTACAGCTTCAGACCATGCATGCGCATCTTCAACATTATGTTTTAGCGATCGAGAGAACTTACCAAGCTCATCAGTCCTTGAGGCCTGAATAATAATCGCTGTAAGAGTGGCGCCAATAGAAACAAGGCCGGCTAGAGCACCAGCCCCCTTAGTGATCATTCCTGAGAAGCTATCACCAAGATCAACAGAAGCCTTGTCAGATTCAACCAGGCTATCCTCAAGCTTATTGACCGACTTGTCAGCCTCTTCTGCGCCCTTTTTTACTTCGCTGGCGTCAGAGTCAAAGATGATTGAGAAGGTGTCTAAAAGACTCATTATAGCCCCTGCTTCTTACGTTGATGTTCCATTGCTAGATACTCATTAACACGAGGAACTATAACAGCCTCATACATCAACATCACGTCCTGGACGGAGTAGTCTTCTTTGAGCTCTTTGAGCGTGGCTTGGCCGGAGGAGAGGAGGCAGCCTGTAATTGCGTCATTATTGTTGAAATCAATTCTGGGAGCTGATCCTTCCATCCCTGCTGGAATTCTCGGAGCTTTCCAGCTACCGAAAAACCCAACTGCTTTTTTAGCATCGCCTCCTCAAGCTTGATGCCTGTTATAAAGTCGGGAACGTGGTTGTTAACCAGGTCTTTTGTGGATAAAGGAAGCTTAACACCATCAGCCTGAACCACGGCAATGTACTTAAACATCTTAGCGGCCAAGTCTTCGTTCTTGCTGTAATCGACAACCTTAGGCATGGCGGTGCTCATGAACGCGGTGCTCATGAACTGGGTAGCGACCTCTCGGCCGCCATCCAAATAGGGAATGTCATACAGCGCAAACTTTCGAACTGCGCCATCCTTACCTTCAATTTCTACAATCTCTTCATTCAACATATATTCACCCCTGGATAATTCCACCCCTTAGAAAAAATCGGCACTCATCAGGTGAGGGGTGGTTCACCTTTCGCGATGAGGCCGAAAAACTTAAAGACCTACGCCATTCTCAAATAAGAACTGATAGGTACGTGATTTTTGACGGCCGGCACTTGCAACGGATCGACCCGCCATACCGTTAGTCATTTTACCGTTAGTTAGCGTAATAATTCGTCCGTCAGGGTAAACCCCAACAACCCGAATGACATCACGGCTACCACGCTTTCCACGGCCTACTCGGTTTGCATTCCACAGAACGGAAAGCTGGATATCGTCTTCACTTCCCGGGATGACATTCACCGTTAATGGGATTGGCGTGGCTGTATCCCACGTAACCAAGTCACCATTAAGACCCATGGCGGTACCCGCAATTTCTTGCGACGGAATGTCAAACGGGTCAGCATCATCGGCAAACTGAGTAACCTCAAACCCAACAGGGAAAGTGGTATCGGCGAACACTCGTACCGTTAGGCCAAAACCTGAAATATCTTGAGACATTTATCTTCCCCTTAGATCAAGATGTGACGGCCTTCGACTTTGCGAATTACGTCATCTTTGCTGTATACCAAAGTATAAACAGCGGTGAATTGAGTTGATCCGTCAACAACATCTGAACGAATCACCGCATCTACCCAGTAGCCAAAAGTTTGAACTTGCTGCCAAGCATCAGGATCACCGGTAACTTGAGTGATGAACAGCTGCTGCACAGTCGTCAAAATCTTATCAACACTAATGGTTCCGTTAAGAAGCGCAGTTTCGATAACGCCCTGAATAACACCCATTAGCTGAGCTCGACCACCGGCATTTGCAGAAACCTTTGGAAGCGATAAGAGGAGAGACATAATCTCCGCACCCATGGCATCCTTAAACCAGATCTCGTTTGCATAGGTGTTCATGTCAACCGGATCAGTCGCAGTCCCCATTAATACGCCGCGCTGATAGAACTCTACATCCTGACCTGCCGTCTGAGTTTGGCCATAGTAGTTAATACGAAGACCATCATACAGATTGGCATCAGCAGATGTGGTTACCGTTGGGGTAAGATCCTCTTGCTGGAACATGTAGTTCTGAGTGCTGTTTCGAGCACCATAATCAGTTGCCGCAAGAACAGCTGCTGGGAGCATTTGAGGGAAGTCAGTATCACCAACATTTTTAAGAGTTGGGCCAACTCCACCAATGTCGCGAATAGCCGCCGATAAAGAAGCCGCATCAGCTGGAAGCGTATCAGGCAAATACATGAACATAACGTTTTGAGCATTTGTCCAAGTAGCCGCCTCAACCTTCTGGTCTTCGGTTAGAGCTGCAATAAAGTCGAATGATCCAAAGTTATTGGTTAGCTGCGCGCTGTCAGTAAGTGTCTCGGTAACTGTTTCAGCAACAACACCGTTAGAGACAATTGCACCAGTAAGCCACCCAAGAGGGCCAGCAACATCACTGGAAGCCCCTGCCGTAATAGAAATAGTGTTAGCCCCAGTCTCACCACCAACAAGATCAAAGCGACCACCAACAGCATTATAAGTAACGGTAGCAGCAGTAAACACCGTTCCCGTACCTGTGCGAACAGCCGTTTGAATGGTGCTAGCAACATCCGCAAGACTGGATGCAGAAGACAAGTCAATAGCGGTAAGAGCCAAGGTGGCACCCCCAATAATGACATTCATGCTGCCGGCAGTAATTGCCTGAAGAGCGTCCAGAGCGGCTGGAGGAGCACCAAACACTTGTGGAGCGGTATCGACACTTGCCCATCTTGCATAAGAAATGCGGTTAGGGCTTGTAATATTTTTAGAGACAAACCCGAAGTAGAACTGAGCACGCAAGTACTCTTCGGACGTCGAGCCAAAGTAATTCAGCACATCCGCTAGGTCGGTGAACTCAAGCACGCCCCCAGTAGGCACCAAATCGTTAGTGGTAAACAGTCGGCTAATCAAATCGCGACGAGGAACGGCAGCACCGCCACCAACCCCGCTTGTAATTTGAACGTACCGATTAAACGCGATAGGCATGATTAACCCCTTACACTCGGTTGAAATTAAGCTCTTTTGCCGTTACTGGCTGAGCCGTGGAAACAAAACGTTTTTGATAGCTTAACACGAAATCAAAACTCGGAGACTGCTCGTATCTTTTACGCTCATCCGTAAAGTATGGCGTCCTTATATCCTGTATTCTTTCAATGTTTAACGACTCATCTTCCGCCTTCATCATGTCCCTAGCGGCGTCAAGCTGAAGTATGTCAGAAGCAGCCTCCACCAAGTCAGCCGCAGTCAATTGCGATAAGTCGCTAGGATCCTGAATGGCAAGACCCGTAATCTGATAGGTTGCTCGACGCCAAGTAGTCTCAACATGATCAAAGTTTTGATTGGCCTCATTCCAGATCGATCGACGACCAGGAAATCCATATCGATTAGCGGCTATCTTATGAAAGAATATGGCCGGAGGAGTTGGTACGCCACCTTGATCGGCTTGGAAATTCTGCTTAACCTGAACCCCAGAAATCCCCATGGTATTTAGGCCTGCAAGAAGAATGTTTCGGATAATCACAAAGATATCATTATCATTCATGATGGATTGAGCTCCACTGCCATGACGCTATTCCAGCCATCAATGAGCGTCCAGTCTGAGCGCCCAATTAAATCATGACGTTTCCCGCCGAACGTAACCTGATCAGAGGGACGATCCCTTCCAACATCCTGCAATGCAGTCTCGTGCCAAATATTGATATAACGGCTATTAAAATCTAGGCCCAGCTGCTCATACATAGATCTAGGCACCGCCTGTACGCTTCCAAACAATTTAACCCCAGCCTCATTATAAGACTGAACATCAGCGCCAGCAGCATTAGTCACAGTCCCAGTCCAAGCGTGCAAGGTAAATTCATCGCGCTTGATGATGGATAGAGCAGTAGTTAATAGATTGCCGCCCGGTATCATTCGCTTACCTCATAAGTCAACGAAGCTATCATTAATCCCGTGTCATTTAGAGGTTTTTTATTCCCAAAGCTTTGATCGCCGAGCTGTCCGGGGCCAGTCTCGCCATCATTAACGGCATCGGCAACCCATGAGACAAATTGCCGCCCATAAACAAAATTGGGGTTTTCGTTTTTGAACTTTCTCAACGCTATAGTGACAGGGCTAAGTTCTTCGTGGTTGCCCGTTAGCTTATCTAAAACATTACCGAAAACAAAAAGGCCAAGCTTTTCCATTGCGCTTTCTGACGTTTCAGATCCGTTTAGTATCCCCTTTGATGCTTGCTCAACTATTTTTTTCCAACTCTCTTCATTATCCTCGATCGCGGAGCGCATAAAAGGCCTAGGCGGTATTCCCAGCTTGGGTGACCCAAACTCTTGTACAGCTGCAACACCTGCAACCGGTGTTTGGTCATCGTATCGGGCAGACTCAAACCAACCAACGGCAAGCTTGAGTTTATCCAATTCTTTGATTCTAATTCGAAGGCTTTCAATACCTTCAGTGGTTCGAACGACAGTAGCCATTAGAAGAGAGGCCCGCCAAATCCACCACCAGCACGACGGAAGGAATTACGCTCTGCATTCCCTCCAACATAAAATCCACCCACAGAAGCAGCTGATAGCAGTGCTAAGAGTTGCTGTCCGTAAGGGGTTTGGTTTAGCCAGTATCTCCACGGGTCTGAACCAAATGGAGGCTGAGCTAGTGAAACGGATACCGAGCCAACAGTTGATCCTACGGCCACACCCGGCTGATTCCCTGACACTATCAATTCATTGAGTCTGCACAGGTGCGCTGTCATAGCATTAATTGCTTGCTGACGACAGGCACCCGCGAGACAGCCATAGTCACTATCACTTACAAAGCATACCGCCTGATCCCAATAGCCCTGCAATAAAGCGTCTGGATACGTACTTGTATCAGCAAAAGCTGGATACTGGGCACGAAAAACAGCAACGTCGAAAGTGATAGTAGTCATGGCTATTCCTGATTGCCTACAGAGGCAGCACCCTCAGTAATTGGTGCCGAAAGATCCTTGTCCTTCATGTCCTTAGCGACCTTGTCGGCTCGCTCTTGACTGGCATTGCTGGCCTTTTCATCAATCGACAAATAACCCGCCTCAAGGTGACGCTTGAATGCATCACACCCTTGGAGAGCTTTAAAATCGCCGTCTTTGACAAAGGTAGCAACACCGCGAGGAGTAAACAGAGCCTTGGAAGATTCAGGAGTCATTACGTTAGCACCACCCGCAATGACAACTGCTTTCTTCACTCGGCGGGGAGGATGACTTTTGCCATCCGCCGCCTTCTGGACCTCATGATAGACCGTGTAGGCCTGAGAGTTACTAATTGTTGAATAGATAATAGGCATATCATTCCACCCCCGTGTTAGATGCCTGAATAACGAACTACTGCGTATGGACGCTTGAGCATGATACCAGAGGTAGCATTGCTGTACGCCTCACTGTAGCTCTTCTCTTGCTGATCAACGCCAAGAGTCTGGAACTTAGTCGGAACCACTTGGATAAACGTGCGGTTATCGTCAGTACCAGAATCTTTAACGGTCTCAGCGTAGAGATAGAATACACTATCACTGGCGTTTGCGTCATCTAGTTCAGGCGCAGACTCAACACGTACATTGCCGTAGTTCTTATTCAACCACTCCATGACAGAAACGCCGAAGTCGGTAGCCTGAGTCATGTAGTCAACAGCTGATGTGGCAACCGCCAAAGTAATCATGTCAGACTTAGGATCGACACGCTCACCAGACTGAACACGCAGCGCCTGAAGTGCCGCCAAGATATCATTCTTAATCTCTTGGAAGTTCTTGGTTGACCACTCAGAAGAACCATCAGCACCATTAGGGGCGTTCACGTAGGCGGGCAACATTGGGTCATTCAAGAAGCCGTAGGTACGGTTCGCACCAGCGTTGTAGCCGTTAAAGCCAATGCTGTTACGAATAATCTCTAACTCACGAGATGAGCCACCACGCTTAGCTTCAGCAGCATTAGCACGAACAGCAGAAGCGCGAGCCTCTTCCAATCGACCAACAGTGATACCGATCTCGTGGCGCACAATAGTACGGCGCTCATAGTTCAGGTTCCAACCAGCCTGTTTAGTGTTGCCGTAGTCAGTGTATGGTGCAGCGGTACCGGTACGCTCCATAACGCCTTGCACAATCTCTTCATCGTGCCATTCACCCTGCGTGGTAATACCAACAAGGTTATCGATACGGCGAACGTCAGTGATGTCATATACAAAGCCAGGCAACCATGCCTGCAAGAACTGAACAGGAGTGGTAATCGATGCGGTAGTTACTGGAGCGGCCAAAGCGGCATCCATACCGGCATAAGATGCCATTTTAGCCAAGTTTTTAGAATCCAAGCCGATGCCGTAATTGGCTAGGTCTTGATAGTTTTGGCAAAAGGCAGCCGCTTGATCTTCAGCAATTCGAACCGGCGCTAGATCGCGAGGGCCGAAGTGCGATTTCTCGTTATATTGCTTATGCATTAGTCAAACCCTCTTAAGTTAACTCTACGATGGCTAGGCCAGCGGATGGGATATTGTTGCGAACGATCTTCGCGCCAACAATTTGTGTGTGGTCAGCTAGAGTTGTTCCAGCATCAGCCGCCAAAATACCGGTCGCATTAGCGTAAAACACATTATCACCAATGTCGGCATCGGTTGAGATATCGACCAAAATACCGCTAGTCATAGTAACCAGCTCACCAATAGTTTCATTGGGCAGAGTCAAGGTCGGTGCCAAGGTGCCGCCGGCAGTCGTACCAGAAGTAGCATAGGTCTTGGAGTTAGCCAAGATGCCCGCAAAGTTTCCGGCAGCATCAGCGGTCACATCAGTATCGCTTCCAGACACATGGCGGAATGCACGACCTACAACGTTATTCGCTGCACTGGTAGAGCTCAAAATACCGGGCTGGCCACGCTGTGGGCCATCAATAACGATATCACCAACGATACCTTCTGCTTGTACTGCGTTTACAGTTGATTGAAAAGGCATGATTAGGCCTCCTTCTTCATGTTGAATGCATTATGAACTGCGCCGCTATTGCTGGCGGAATCCATACCGGACTTGTGAGACACAAGAGTTTGAGGCTTTTTAAGCACATGTAAGGCAGCGTCTAGCGCAGCAGTTTCTTGGCCCTTTTCGCAAGGGATCTCAAGCTTCTCTACGCCATACTCTGCCACTTGCTGCAAAGTCTTACCGGCGTGATCGAAGGTTCCAATATGAACCGAGAGCTTTTGAGCCAAGTCGTCACGCTTCTTAATGCCACTCATAATGGCAGCATCCATTCCGGCGCTCTGCTCTTGGAACTGTGCAAGCTGGGCTTTCATGGCGTTTAGATCAGAGGTCAAAGCAGCAACGGCATCAGAATCCATGCCCTTGTCTTTTTCCATATCCATACCCTTCTTCTTCTCGTCCTTTTCCTCTTCCATGTCCATGCCTTTATCTTTCTCCATGTCCATGCCTTTTTTCTTGTCCATCTTTTCGTCTTCTTCGCACTCATCCATGCCTTTCTTGTCCATTTTCTTAGACATTTCATCCATGGCTGAGGTTAGACCGGCGACGGCTTCACCCACTGAATTTACAACGGTAGCAATTTTTGAGAGCGTTAGAGTCTCGTCCATTGCTACCGCCAGCTCTTTTTCTGACTGATTTGTTTTGCTCATTTTAACAAGCTCCGCGCTGTTGTTTAACGTAATGGTTAAGTGGTGATCAAGCACCGCCACCTCTTTACCCATGCGACCTTGATCAACCGAGGCCAAGTGATTACCGCGAATGTCTCGTTGGATGGCGTCATAACGCTGGCCATCCTCTGAAACACCCTCAGTAAATTCATAGCGACATTTGTAGCCCGCTGATAATTCTTTCTTACCGTCATTCACCTTTTCGGTATGACTGCTAGAGAATAGCTTTAGATTACCCTTGAGATAGCCATCCTTAAAGTAAACGTCCTCACCTATCACACCCTCAATACCCTTGCGCTCTGCCGGTGTTCCAGCATCGCCAAGCATCGTGTGGTCATCTACCCAAGGAAGTAATTTAAAGGAGTCGATACAGTCTTTTGCTCCAAGCTCTTCAGCAGGGCGATAGACTTTGTAAATTCTTAGAGGGTCGGGCGCACCTATCTCTGAACCGAGATAGTCAAAAATTCCGACTTTTGATAAAGGGTTGTCTTTTACCTCAACCCAATTGTTAGCATCTAACTGTCTGGCCGTAGCCATGCTTTCCCCTAAACAATTGATCCATCATCAAACTCAATGACAGGGATCATAACACACCGACAGTTAATGGCCTGCCCTGGTATGCCCCTCTCCCCCGTGCGCTCATCAATAATCGGTAGATCATTAAATGAGTAAATATTTCCGTTCAGCTTATCTCGGTGAAGCTCTCTTGGCTTTTGTCCGCCACCTGAGTGACGCCACCTAAACTTTTCTACGCCAACCGCTCGCATTCTTCCGGCGTTGATATTGTTATACGCCTTGCGCGTTTGGTCTAGCGCCACATTCTTTGCCTTGTTTCTGATCTGCTTATTGCGCAAATCCAGCATCTCATCAATGCTTTCCGTTAACCCCTTGATGCCACCCGTCTCAGGCTGGGTAATCGATCTCATCACTGCACCCCTGACATTATTGAGGTACTCATCAGGAATTGACTTTATCAGATCAACATTCTGGTCAACAGTTGCTTTTACTATATCAGATAGTTGACCGGTGAGAATATCCGTTTTTATCGATAATCCGCCAGATAACTTCTCTAAACTGCTATGAAGTGAAGTTTTACTCTCTTTTTCGGCATCTTTCACCATATCTTTTGCATATGGCTTAGCCATTCTTGAAAACAGCTTTGCATACTTCAGTGACAAGGAGTTCATCAGTACACGAGACTGACTGCTTATGCTGGCATCCTGCGCAAAGTAAGCCTTAGCATCCTTTGACGCAAACAAAGCTTTAACCTGACGCGACACATCACCAGACATTTGCATGGTAAGCTTTTCGAGTCGTCTAGCGTATCGGTCTTGGCTGGATATGCTCTGGCGCAAGGGCGTGCCGGTTATGGCCACATCCCTTTCGCCTATCCAGTCCTGCTTACGCTTGGTTATCAGCTTGCGTGGCATTATCGCCCTTTTCCTCTTCTACATCCACGTTGTCAGAATCCATATCAGGCTCTTCTGGGCGCTCGATAGTTTCAATACCTGTAAACCCTGAGTCTTCATCCTTCGCAATAGCGTCACGCACGTCATAAGCGTCTAGGGCGCCGATATCGATGTAGTTCTTAGCGGTTGTGGATTTGTTCATCTGCATGGTCGCCAGCTCGTCCTCACTCATAACAGAGAGCGGATTCCATACGTGATCGATCTCGTCTTTGTCGCTAAGACCAAACTTTGGTATCAGCTCGGAGTGAAGTAAGCACAGGTGATGCCTCTGGATGATGGGGGATAGGTCATTCTCTTGGATGCTCTCAAGCTCTTCGTGATAAGCATCCATCTCATAATCGCCGGTTGCCGCAAATCCCTTGGGGCTAGTCCCCATTAGCTTAGTGGCTGGAATGCCGGTGATACCCGCAACAATCTGGTACTGAGTCATGATTGTGACATCTAGATCTGTCAAGGCAGTCTCTAGCTGCTGGTAATCCTCCTCCTGACCAATAGCATAGATCCCGTAATTGTCTCGGTATCTAGCCATTACGTTTAGAGAATCTTCAAACTTAGCCTGATTAGCTACAGCCTTCTCCAAGTCCATCTTGCGAACATTCATACGCTTAGTCATGGCCAGTTGAGGCGCTTCGTTAGCCGTCCTCTCTGCTGCGTACACGCGCTCCATAATTCTCTGAGTCAATGGGATTCCACCATACTGATAGCTAGGCTTGAGGATGTCTGACACCTCTGGGCCGTACAGAATGGCAAAATGAGTGTGGTGTATCTTCTTGCCACTAATCACCCAGAACTCAGGCTCGTAGAACATGGGATCTTCAGGGTCTTCAACACCGGCAGTTGTCAACAGCTGGGTCACCCAGTAAGGATCGATCTGCGACATGCCACGGTAAGAGCCTGGCTTAATACCGTCAGGGTTAAACGGCTTCTCGTAATCAACGCCGTCATAGAGAAATAGCACGTGACGAATGCCGAATACGTTCTTGAACTTGTCTGCTTGCCGTAGGTTGTGCTTAACCTTGAACTTGCGGTCACGCTTTTCAATGTACTTGATCAGCTCAGCATCGGCCTCTTCGCCATTATCAAGAGCGACCTTGTACCCGTTACGCACCGCATCTGAACCCTTCATTGAGCATGAACGATCGATAAGCCATTGCTGAGAGATGAGCGCGCACGCCTGATAGCCAATGAATGACTGCATCAGGTACCAGTTGAACAGCTGCTCAGGTATCCTTTGCTGGCCAAGAGTAAACGCCTGCTTAGCGGTTCCTCCTACACCTGTAGCTCCATCCATCGCGACACCATCAGAGCTAACCACCTGCATTTGATCAGGGGTCACCAAGAAGGGATTCTCTCTTAGTTGAGCCATAGCTTGAACATTAAGCATCTTGTGAGTCGAGAAATAAGACAAGGCATCGGATTCTTCGGCCTCTACAGGCTTCTCCTCTGGCTTTCCTTTGAACATGTCTTTCAGCTTAGAAAACATCGAAGAACCCTTTTGATTTTTTCTCTTGTGGGGCATAAGCCATTATAAAGGCGTCCGCGTCATTGGGTGAGTCAACCTCTCTTTTCTTGAGGTCGTCTTTTGATTCAACCTTAACCCGTCCTGCATTGTCAAACTTACGGTAAGGCGTTGAAAGCTCGGTCACTAGATTTGCAAGATTGGGCATCTCAGAGCTAATGCTTATTAGCTGATCTTCCTCGAAGTGCTCACCATTCATGACCGCATTATAAGTGTTTCTGAATCGATCGGCGACCAACCACCACGCCTGCGCCTTTAAGTTGGCGAAGAAATCAGCATTAGTAACCTTCTCATCATCAGTCTCTATGTAATTGGCGTCAGGATTAACCACCTTAGCGCCGGCCACAAACTTCGAATAATTGACCTTTCCGTACATTCCCTCTTCTGATCGGGCCTCGTTAAGGTCTTGGAACTTGGCACCCGCCGAGGCACCAACACCAATGGAGTCGTAATTAACCGATGCGCCATACTCGATAGCCTTGGAATAGACCCGAGTACAGCTCTTGAGCAGTTCATCCTCTCTTCCCTTCCAGTGCTCACCCCATAGCGCAACAATGCCGTGAGCGTAAATCTGAGCGCACAAGTCACTACCGCTATCGGCAACATCGAATCCTATACGCTTTTCACCGAGAGGCTCTATATCAAGCTTAATATGGGCGTCGATAGCGGCCTGTATCCACGATCTTTTGATAACCACATCATCATCATCAGTCTTTGGAATTCCTAAATAGATGTGCTCGTACTCATCAGGATCAGAAGCTTTAAGTCTATTGATCTTGCGCATCATAGTGGATGACAGAAATGGGTTCTCGTCGTAGTTGATCTGACGAACCAATACGCCCTCATCATTACTGCTCTGGAACATCTCAACGAAATCAGATACCAAGCGAGGGTTGTAAAGTATCCAAGCCTCTGCACCTTCCTTACGAAGCGTAGGCTCAATGATTGACCACTGCTCCTTAGTCAGACCCTCACCCTCTTCAATCCATCCAATATCAGCACCCTCAAAACCCTTGATCTCAGCAATGTTTCGATGGATGCCGTAGAAATGGAATTCTGAACCGGTACCCCGATGTCGTATAACCGTCTTAAGGATGTCGAACTCATCCCGCAAGCCGAACCTATCAATCTGAATAACCAAGATTGCATAGACCGACTCTTGTATTTTGTTTTGGAACTGACGCATACACAGGAACTTAACTGTGTACTGAGAGGCGAGGAAGACAGCAAAGCCGGCGGCGTCCCACGTCTTGGATGAAGCGCGACCGCCTTTGAGTATCTTTACATCTGACTTGGTTTGCCAAAAATCCTTAAGAGCAGGATTAAGACTCGCTGTCATTGTCGTCCTGCTTGCTGTAGAAGTCGTTGAACGACCGAGGGCTCATTGATCTGTCTGAGCTTATATTGTCCTGAGTAAGCTTCTCGCCATATTTCTTAGGCTTAAGCTTGGATGCTGCCCACTTGCGAGTATCAACCCTTAGCTTGGCGTGATTGACAGAAACGTTATCCTTAATCATTACCGGATTACCGTCTTTATCAAGGAGCGGAACACCGTCAACAACTAGCGGCTGAGACACCTGATTGTCGGCGATATCCATCATATCTTCGACTAACGCGTCTGCCGACTCTTCCTTAGCTTTTGTGTATTGCTTCGAAAACTCTTCATGCTCTCTTATCCACTTAAACATTGTGGATATTGCAGGCATGCTGTCATCCCTTGATATTGAACGCATTGACTCACCTGCCGCCAATCTTTCACATATCTTGTCAGCCATATCTAAGCTGTATGTTGTTGGTCTTCCGCCTGCCACAATCAAAGCTCCCCCTGAATAATGGATTTTTTAGGCTTATTCTCAACATAGCGCTTAATCTCTACCTCTACCGGCCCCTCGTTTGCAGAAATGTTCATTGAGATAATGTCTTTCGTATACTCAATGCCTAGAGCCTTACATAGCGGCTCGATCACATCTCGACCATTCTTAATTTGCACCACCATCACCCCCCAATGCTTTCTTGTGCTTACCGGTAATAATCTTATACACGCACACACTCACTAATAATATTAATCCAGATAACAGCATATTCCACCCCGTAAAATTACCGTATTTGTGAAATCATGGTAACACTAACGCTTTACATTCTGCAATAATACCTTCCTAGATCGTGAATGTCTTCTGGCTTTCCACTGCGAGTGAAATAGGGTGTGATGATGATACCGAGCACGATACAGAAAAAGACTTAATGCTTGGCTCTTCCTCGTCGACGGTAAAGCTTGATGTTAAAGATAGTTGACTAGACACCGATATTCCGTAAGTAGATGACATGCTTACATCCGAGCTCATACTAGCCTCAGTACTTATGCCGGCCGGCTCTATCTCCACCTCTACAACAACGACAGATTCTGTGGATAAGTCTGTGTATGATATTAGGCTTTGATTGGCAAGTGCATTTATATCAGCAGATGTTGCTAGGTTATACTCATTAACAATACTGGCGCTTGTGCTTATTGATCCCGTCAGAGATGAAGATGTAGATATCTCATATGATCTATTGGCCAGTATGTCCATAGATGAGGATATGGTTAATGCCGATGACGCAACGACACCACCTACAGCCATTACCGAAGCGCTTGAAGATAGCGTACCTTGTGAGCTTATTGTCAGATCAGATTCATAGCTTTGCGACAGAGATGACTGTAGTAGAGAGCTGGTCGCAGGATCGTAGGAATGAGTTATTGCTGCCTGCTGTGGAGCGCCTGACTTAAGAGTCAACCCGTATACGTCATCGGCAAGTAATAATGCGTCTTCAGGCTCTAGGTAATCTCGTGATACCGCATGCATTGAGTATGCGCCTGACGAGTAAGATGTGCCGCGGCGAAACATCCTCATTGTCTGGCCGCCGGCAGGATTTCCAATTGCCACAGAGTCTATCTGCTGCTGCTTGAATCCCGCACTGTCTATCGTGGTAGTGTGAATAACGTTTGTAGCGTCCGAATAGCTAACAATGGTAATTCGCCATAAGGACGGGTCATTCATGGTAATGGACTGAATGTTATTATCTCGCCCTCCACCGCCCGCCATCCTTGGCCATACCTTTCCCCCTGAAACGAGCAGGTCTATCCCTTTCGCGGTGGAAGATGAGCCTGTTCGAGTACTATAGACAAAGCCGTCTGTGATCTTATGAGTTGTTACAGTGGTATAGCTAGAAACATTATCAAATACTAGACCAGTCTCCACATACGAAGACGCCCCAGCGGTTTGTAGGTAGTCACCAGCATAATCATCCTCAAGCAATGACATGCCAATAGGTGCGACAATTTGACCTCCAGTGAGATCGCTATTCTGCCCATCTACAAAATTAAAGTATTCCCACGACAGAGGATAAGCGCCATTGATCTCAACGACACCTCTAGGCTTGTAGTTGGGTACTGTAAAGTCTGGTGGGGATGCCATGGGCTAGTTAAGCGATATTGTCCATGTATTAATCTTTCCCTTATCGCCGGTTAGGTAAACTCGGTCTGCCGGATCCTCGGACGAGTAAAAGGTACCGCCTGTTGCTGCACTCCACAATCCAATATGAGTGGCACTTGTTCCGTTAGGAAAGTCAGTCTCTGGGTTGTTGTCATTAGAAATACTGGCACCAGATCCCGAAAAGGTAATTGGTTGTCGAGCATAAGGGGCACCAGAGACCTCATTGGCACCTGTTAGACCAGGGTCTCCTGTATGGTATGAAACGTAAAGGGTAGTAACTTGAGACAGTAAAAGCTGTTTAAAAGCATTGGTCATGCTCATGACATGAGGCTCCTTTTTACATGGATAGAAGAGTGTCTAACTATATTAGAATGACCATCTCGTACTACTTGAACCGCATAGGCCATGGTTGTGTCAAAAACTACGCCCGATGTATCTGAGGGCTCTAGATCAATGTTGCATCGACCAGCATTAGCGTCAACTACATTAATTCCATTGTTGACTGTTTTTACAATTTTATTGCCGTCATGTCTAAATAACTTGAACTCTATCTCTACTCCATCAAGAGGCATAGCCTCACTTGTATCGCTATCAAGAATAGTAAGCTCTAGCCTTACATCCTCACCAGAGTAAAAACTTGCATCTGTCATTATTTAGCCGCCCCGAATAAAAAAATCCCCACAAACAAACCGTATCTGTGAGGATTTTAACACTTTACACCAAGTGATTAAAAGTAAAATAGCTACATTACATAAATGTCTAAGCTAAGGAACAATGGATAGCACCCCCCCGTTAACCCAGATATCGCCAGATGCCAATCCTGTTGCTGATGTTGGTAAGTCTGCCACATTAAGGCCCGCGGGTCTCACCGTCACGCCTATGTTGAGCTCAGTCTCTCTAGAGTACTGAGTAGTAAATAGGCCGTATTGAGGCAGAGTGCCGTGGTTTTCCAAGTCCGATACTGTAGCACTGGTCGGCTCCATATCTTCATAATCGAAAAACGTACCGTTGTCAGTGACTAGAACTAAGTGGCCATTCTCATCATTACCAAATAGCGTAGTGTAATCCCGACGCGTATCGACCTCCGCTTCATCACCAACAATTATCAGCGTGTTGGAAGCGCTTGGTTTGATCGCAAAGGTGTGGGTCTGATTATTGTCAGACGAAATCCTAACGTCTCTAGTCGAACCTGGTGTGGCGGGTATGGTGCGCGTCTCGCTATACGACAGTATGACCTCAATATCGTTAATGGTCGGCAGACCAGAGTTGACCCTCTCAGTTACGCTCACACGTATGTTTCTGTCGCTAGCTGAGTATCTCACTTCGATGAACGCCGTCTCACTGCCGTCGTTTATTGTAAAGTTCGCAAATTGATCTGACGAACCGCCGACGTTATCCAGGGTTGTCGTTCCTGCACCGAATATATTGCCGTTAGCATGCCCTCGATACTGAATAGTCAACGTTGTGCTTGAGGTGGGTATGTTTCTTGTGAAGAACAGCTCGTCTGCCTCGGGCACAGGTACGCCATTGACGAAAGTCAGAGCTGGTATGTTCTGCCAGATTCCCGCACCGGATACACGTGTCGCAGGGGCGGGGTAGATGGTCTGCGTTGACGTTGATGCGGGCACTGACGGAATTCTGACTTTAGCGTTAAATACTCCGTTGCTGTACTCGATCAAGTCTCGCCCAGTGGTGCCATCGAAAGCACTCAGGTATACCGAATTGCCAAGTACCTGATCCTCGGGTATATACATCAATTTCCTGCGTGCACGGCTACCGCTTGTAGCGCTTATGGCGTTAGAGGTAAGTATCCCCGCGGATGGCGTATTGGGGCTGACCTCAAAGAATACCGATTGCGACGTTGTGCTGCCTAGGCCGTTGTTGTAAGCAGTCGAAACCGTGGTAGGCGTTGACTCTTCCGTGACCGACAGCTCATTATCTAAAATGTCCACGACCTCATCTGGCAGATTTAAGGCCGCATGGGACAGTTCTGCGTCAATGCGGATGATGTCATCTTTGAGGTTGGCTATGTCGTTTCTTTCGACAATTACATCTTCTATGGTTGTCCGATTTACCTCAAATCTGTGACCTGACGTTACTCCAGATATTCGCCAGATAAAATACGTTGTCCCTGAGTCGGTAAGGCTTTCTACTACCTCTACGTCGGGGGTCCCTGTCATAAGTGGGAATATCGTATCCGCAGTGGTATTCATTAAGACGAACAACCCCGGTTCGGGTGTCGCCACGAATAGCACAACGTCTGTTGCCGTAAAGATTGGACTGTCAGCCGATACCTGGGTGAAGTCCGCAAGCCCTTGTGGGTACGGATCACTCGCAGAGGCACTATAGAATCTTGCTGCATGGTCAGGGCTGGATATGGTTATCTGCCCCCGACGCATCAGCCTGTCTTCGATAGAACTGAAGTCAGTGCCGGGATCTGGTAACGCACGATTTAGCTTCTCTGCCACATCTGGAGAGAGCTGATTCTCCATAAGATTGGCGACGTTCTGTGTGATATCAACCGAAGCAGGGTTGAGCCTAAAGTGCTCTTGGACCTGAGTTAGCCAGATTTCAATGGTAGCCAAGAATGGGTAGTTAAATGACGTACTCCGTTGGTAGTGCCTGACGGTTCCGTTCGTAAACGTGGCGTCATCTACAAAAGTGAAGTCACTCGCCAAATTCAACGTCTGGGTGATATTACCGTCGATATCTCTTAGGTAAATAAATATATCGCTTTCATCGTGTGCGGCTATAAAGCTCGGCGTAATACCAAGGGTCAAATAGGAATTAAATCTGTTCTGGCTAAACTGGAACCGCATCATACCATCGCGGTTTTCTCGCCCGCCAATGTACCGGTAATCATCGCCCGACCTAGGGTTATTTGAGTCCGTAGAGGGATTTAGAAAGGGCGCTTCCGCCAATGGATTCTCAGAAAGCCATACAAGCGCATCGTTCGCTAGAAAAGAAACCGGGGCCACATCAGCACGGTTATCTATCTCCGAAACCTGCGCAAGAAAATTGCCTTGCTCTCTGGATAGAAGCTCTAATTGATTTCGAGGCAGGACAAACCAGTCATCCCCATCTAACCAGCTTGTAAAACTATCAGCCGTCCAAACAACGTAGTCGCCATCGTAGATAATTCGATCACTTACCCCGCTATCCAAAAGACCCTGCCTAAGCGTTCCGTCATTAGGGTTAGATCCGCCCACCGGAAATGCGTATCCTTTTAGAACTGCGCCGGTGCCGGGTAGCGAGGAGTTATCCGAATTGTTCCATTGAATGTTCTGGAATACAAACTCTCCGAAGGTAGGTACAGGATTGGCAGTGTTTTGTATACCCAATCGCTCCCACTGACCTGTCACTCCCCCTACCCTCTCAATTCTGAAGGTTGCCGATTGACCTTGCGCCAGAACTGTAGGGAAAGTGCCTTGTGGAAAACCATTACTTATGGAGGCGTTGTTTATCGTTAGTCGATTGCGATTAACAAACCCACTATTCCCACCGTTATACTCCAAGGTCAAGGTATAGACTTGGCCCAATCCGCGAGAAGCCAAGTCACTGAATACAGAGGCCATATCCCCCGAATCTGGCATCGTAAAGGTATATTGCCCATTAGTTGGCGCAACTACTCGGATACCTACGGTTTGATTGCCGCCATACCACGTATTGGTATTATCACTCCCGGCGAAATAGGTGGCGGCAAAGCTTCCGGTGATTTGTCGAAACTGAGCCCCCAGACCAGTTCCATCCACTCGCTCTAAAGCCGTTTGAACTTCATCAACATTTGAGAAAATACCTGCCAGAGCCGTATTGACGACATGGGTTTGGCTTGCGGCAACCGCATCTCCATCTGCTGAAGCAATACCCTTTGGCAAAATTATTGGGTTATTAGGCATTATCGAACCTCCACTGTATAAGCTGCCGAACCGTCAATACCGCCAATATTGGCGAGACTGTAAAGTATATATTGCTGTCCATTAATTATTCTGACATTTTCAGTCCTTGTGAATGAGCCTGTAAAATCTATATTTCCCGCTAGAAGCCTCATTATATCCATGTTTGACGGAACCAAGATTCCAACAACCTCACCACTTGCAAAAGCACCTGTAACATCAAATGAACTATTAACCGTGATATCAACTGCGGTTAAATTGGCAAGATCGGTTGTCGCAAAGTCATTGCTTGAACGAATTCCCCAGTAGGCATTCTCATGAGCCTCGGGTGCTCGAATAGTCAACGATCGACTAAACGGCATATTGCTTGTCGATACCCCTGCCAGAGTAAATGTAACATGCTCACCAGCGGCCAAAGTCACATCATTCACAACAGCATTGGTGGATGACATTGCCGGATCAACGTTAGTCAGAAGAACATCAGTTCCTTGAGATAAAGTCAGCATTCCCTGAACTAAGTTTGGGTTAACAACGTTATAGTTAAACGTCCGGCTACCCGTTATTGTGGTTCCGGCATCAACATTTGAATCAAGCTCAAATATCGACAGTGAAGAAATCGAAGGCGATGGCGCCATAGTTCCGCCCCCGCTTGCCGATATAGTCAAAACGCCTGTCATCGGGTCACGGCTAAGCATGACGTTATTTCCAGCTGACAAGGTCTCAACAGCGACGTCTGATATGGACTCATCACTAGTAAAGCTGTTGACCACTATCCAGTCTGTACCACCGTTATAGACAACGGTTGCCGAATTCCCGCGCCTAATACTAACAATTGGCGACGTACTGTCATCTAAAGCTCTAAATCTTAGCCTTCCAGCTGTGCCAGAATGAACCAAAGTTATCTGGTCACCAACGGTAAATAATGTTGATGGGTTAACATCAATGTTAGCAGCGCCACCACTATGCAATAAAATCTTATTGGCGTAAGTCTCGTACAGCTCAGCTGTATTGATGAGAAGGTCACCAGAATTAGCTACAACCTCGGTAGGCCTATCTTTAAGTGCCAGATAACTTAATCGATCATCGCCAGTATAAGCCTCTATGAGCGTGTTTAACTCATCAGTAAAGGCCGCCTCTCTGTCATTTGTCAGCTGAACAGTTGCAGTTAGCCATGGACGCCCGTCTGGAGCCCCAAGAAACGCAACGTTGTCAGCCTGAACCTCAGTAACAAGGTTTTGCCCAGCCGTCTGCTGGAAGGTACTAAAGCCGGCGTAAAACTCCCCATTAGCAGGATCGTCAGCTTGGTCATTGATGACAAAATCGATGAAGTTATCACCCTGACGAAGATTGTATCCTCCCTCACCATTTAACCAAGCCGTCTTGCTTGGAAAATACTTAATTGCAGCTGTACTACCCTGTTGACTTACTTTTATCCGAACATTTGTCATTGGCGCAAACGTTCTAAACGTAAGGCGATTAGTTCGGGCTGTTAGCTGAATTGGAATGGTGTCAATAAATGGATTGTCAGTTAATTGGGTGCTATCGTCGGGCTGCGAGTTAAATGGAAACTCTGCGGCCTGAGCCTGATTAATCGATATCCGGCCATCAGCAGCATTACGATTAACAATAGCCCTAGACAAGACTGAATTGCCACCTAGAACATTATTGGTAACAGCAATGTCATAGGTTGCCTCTGAAGCCGTAATAGCCTCACCAAACAGCACAGAACGAGACTCAGCTTCTAAGGTCTCCTCAAGCCGCGTAACACCTCCAGAACTGACCGCAGGGGCAGAAACTGCCACAGCCTGACCACTTACCGTATCTTTCATCAGATAGGTGCCGTCAGGGATATTAGGATCAATAGTACCCATTCCGGGAGGGCCGGCCACACCGGTAGCGGAGCTATTATCTCTCCATTCGCCGCCTTGACGAATTTGATACAAAGCAACACTATCGCCGCTATCAGTATAGGTAAGAAGTATATTTAAAGATGAATCGGCGTCGTATTCAGCCAGATTTGAAGGGTTTGCAGTGAAGTAGGTGTCTCTTGCGGATTCAGCCGCCGCACGGTCGGCACCGGTAAAAGTATTCTGCTCGGGGCCAAGAGTGAATCCTCCACCGCCCCCAGCGCCCGGTAATCCTATTCGAGTATCAACGGCCATTATGTATCCTCCATATGAATAGAGACATTATGGCTGCTTTCTTATGAGGTTGGAATGCCCCGAGTCCAGAAATAATATTCCTCAGGGGTAAGACCTATCCCCGTCTCAACTCCGCCCATAGCTAGAAATCCCATATATCATGTACCGCGAACACATGTCGCCTGAACAGTATAGCCAGCATTTAATCCAGTTACGGAAAAAACAACGCGATTAATTGTCGCGAAAAACAACCTAAACTTCCAGTCATCAGTAGCGAGATTCAACGTTGATGCAGGGGATTCAGGCTTACCAATGCCGGGACTATAAGCCTCAAAATTTATAGTGCCAGTGGCAGAGTCAACAGGATCACCACTGCCGTCAAAGACTTCAAAATTGTATTCATTAGCCTTATCTGCTGACAGCATATTAAAATTAACAGTACGATCTACCTCTGGGCTTGAATCGTTAAATCTTCCACTAGTGACAACTGTCATTGTTTTATTCCTGATTATTAAGGGCAATCATTGCCCGACCCTGCAAGACAGCAACCTTCTCACGAAGAACTATCAACGACTCATCGAAATGATCTTGCCTAGCAGTAGATGCTTTAATCTTATCTAAATTCTCAGATACAGCCTTTAATACCTGCGCATTAGATTCCTGAATCTCACCAACGTAGGAGCCAAACGTAAAAGCCCCCACAGCTATGGTGATCATCATCTTTTTTGCGTCAATTATCATACAACCGCAATCACCGACTTGATAATACCAACAACCTCAGATGGTGATATACCAGACGCAATACCCGCCTCGGCAAAACCAAAACCAATACAGGTAACAGCTACACCAAACAAGATATTTTGCATAAGAGAACCCTCTTCAGGCTTAATAGCGTGATCATTTTCGTAAATCGTGTCCACATTACCCCCCATTAAAACCAGATATTCTACCGGCCTCAGTCCACCAGTAGCCTCCAGATAGGCCTTTGATTTTTATCATGGCCCCATACATAGCACCACTATTATCAAACACTCTAACAATTCTATCAACAGAAGTATAAGTGCACCCTTTGACCATGTCAGTCATTAAGCCACCCTCAAACCCCTTATACCCTGCCTTCTGTTGATAATATAACTCCCTCTCTTTACAGGCAAAGGACTTTCCGTAAATGGTAGCCTCAATTATTTTAGGCTCATAATTATTAACACCAACACCCTCTGACGCACAAGCCAAAACCACCAAAGGTAGAAGTAATATAGATTTCATACCCCACCCCTAAAAATGCATTTTTTGACGGCCAATCGTTGCCGCACCAGAGCAATGGATATTCCACATAGCAAAATTTGGCCTAATAATAAAACCAACCTCTGGAGATGCTATAAAATCCCTATAACCTACATAGCCATCAAAAGAATTTTTGGCGTTAATTTGACCACAAAGAACCTTGTCTTTGGTTATAAACACACCTCGATATTCGGCAGAATCCTTATCCTTCAGGGTTGACTCAATGATATCTTTGTATCTATAGGCCGCATATCTAATAGCCTTATTCTCATTTTCTGCGGCCTCCTCCTCTTTTTTAGCCTTAGCCTTTGCCGCCACCTTCTCATTCCACTCTTTTGCATAAACTGGGTCTTTCATTTTTTCATTGTGTGAATATGACGCCCATGCAGACACCAAGATAACTAGAGCGCCCATTCCGCATAGGAAATAATTCGCCAATTTGCTACCCTTCTTGTTACTCATACACCACCCCTTATTTTTCTCAAATATTCTCTGTAAAGGTTAACAATGTCATTTCTAACTGGGCGAGCCCTTGCAGCCTCAAACCCTGCGTAAAATGCCTTTTCTTCTTTTGTAACTTCTGGCTTTTCTCTTCTTCTCATGTAATAGAATGCTATTACCTTTACCCTAAATAGTAAAGTAAATGATGAACAAAGATGCAAATAAAATTAGGTTGAATAACCAAGAGAGATAATTGTATACGGGATGACATGGCCTGAAATCCATCGTGCGAGTCCCCTGCCATAGGTTGCAGGGATGGCACATTATCATCAGGTTGCTAGGTTTAAGTGCTAATTTTGGGTGCTTAGAGCGAGCTTTGATGTGCGCTACATCAATATCCCTTCTCGATCCGCAACGCATACACCTGTTCGGGTACTTGGCGAGAGGGATTTTACGCACTGCTCGCCATTCTGGAGACTGGTAAAAGTCAGTCAATTAACCCTCTTCGAAAGCTGGTCAATTTTATTACTTAAAACCTCAATCATATACATCATAGGCTGATATACCTCGCTTGCAATATATGTTGCCTGATCATCAGTAAAGAAACCATTACCCCTGAGCTCCCCTGCAACCTCCTCTGGACTTTCCATTCTAGAAATTGCCTCAGAGGTATTGCATATATCACAACCATCACCAAGAGCAGATTGCGTCATTGAACACCCACACTTAAAAAGCATCACTCAAACCCCATTATCTACATTGATTATCTATAACGCCGCCATTCTTTTCATTCCAAAGCTCAATAGCTACCCTCTGTTTTGGGTGCATGGTGCCCACATTATCGCACTTGTAATAATTTGAGCAGCGAACGCCCCACATACCCCAGTCACCACACTTATGGGCGACAGCGCCACAATCAGAGCAAGGCTTCAACTTAATACTTTTTGATTCTTTATCTGCCACCATATTTCCCGCCCAGCAAAATTGGTTATCTATAACACTTGAAATGCGCGAGGCATAGCTCGCGATTGTCGGCGTTATACGGCTTTCGTGTTCATCACGGCATTGTGCGCCGCAGAAATTGCGTTATCGTCAAGAGCAATGCTGTTTACTGCTTCAGCACAAGCATGGCGCGTATCCCGGTCTTGTTCTTTAAATAGCTTAATTAGTGCCTGCTTTGATTCTTTCCGCCATTCTCCAAAGTTCACACTGTAATGCTCTGCTGCCTCAATAAAAAACTGTGCCTTTTCTTCTGCTGTTTTCATAATCGTTCTCCGTAGTTAGTAGCCGCATAACAACGGCATCAAAATCGACCTCGTACCTCGGCGCTTTATGCCAAGGGTTAATCCAGTATTATCCCCATGCCATGAGCGTAATACGCCTGTATGGTTTCTAAGTACCTGCTCTTCTGGCTCTTTGTCATCAAACTAGTGACAGGAAACCAGCGCATTAATTCTAGCTTTTCCTCTTTGGTGAACCTCTCTTTAATCAGCCCATCGTATCGCGCAGCAAAGTCTTGATCCTCCGCCCTGAGCATTGGTATACCGAAATACAGCTTACATTCGCAGCGAGTCGTTCCTATTGGCAAGCAAAGCTGTTTATCAACCTGGTTATACCAAACGTGACTCTTGTTATTCTGAGGCACTGAGCGCTTCTGACTCAGCCTCTCAACCTCGAACGATAGCGGCTCGGAGTAATCTAGCGCGCCTATCATGGCCTTGGCTTGATTATATGATCGTATAATCGGCATCAGACTAACGGCACCGATAGCCACTGCGCACTCAATTTCTTGCCCCTCGATAACAGATACGCCTTCTCGCTTGGCTTATTCGATACCCGACGAGTACAACCGCAAGATTGAGTGTTACCAGAAATCAAAGCGCTGCCCGTAGTCGTTCGCTCATTACCGCATTCACACTCGCATATCCATGATCTAGCGCCGGTCTTATTTCTATGCGGAGACAGGGCGATTACCTTTAATTTGCCAAACGTCTCGCCGGTTAAATTTCTTGGAACTCTAGGCATTTCAAACCTCAACTTTTCTGACTGCCTGATATAAAATTTCGTACAGATTTGAAGCTACGCCACTTCAGATTGAAGGGCTTTGCCATTACTTTCAAAAACAGCCCTAGCAAAACCCCTTGGGGTCGCACTACGAATATTCTTGGTCTTTAGGCTCTTTCCGCCCAGTTTTTTGTGCTGGCGACTAAAGCCCGACTCCGGCTCAACTTCTTTCTTTTCCGGCATCACGAAACCGCCGCCAGTCCACAAGCATGTTTTCTTGGGGTAGGCATCACGAGGCGCAATGTAGTCAGGCCAGCGCGGGTGACGATCGTTTTCTGGAAGGTAGCCGCCGTACTCATAAGGATTGAAAATGTGGTTCGGCTTTCCGCAATAGCTAGCCAGGGTGCTGACTGGATTTTCGATTGCGTAAGGAATCTCTAGCCACTCGCCAAGCTCTTTGCATGTGGCGAATAACTCCAAGCCAAGAGCCAAACCCCTCGGCCCCTTCTTGATGAAGTGTGCTGCGCCGCTTACGGCTACATTGGTACACTCGGGGAAGCCCATTAAAAAAGCGACTCGACCAACAATCTCTTTTGGAGGTATCCAGCCGTTACGAAGATCGGCACCGACACGAACAAGATTGTTATTCTTTTTGTCACGATGAACACCTGGCTTGTGCTGCAAATCTACAATCCAGCACTCGTAGCCAGCTTCAAGCCACGGATCCACCATCACGCCCGTTAGGTCATACAAACTGATCATTACGTTTTTCATTGTTTCAAAATCTCCCGATCTCTAATTATTTTTGTTCGTACATTATTGAGCTTTAACCAGCCAATAGCGGAAATACTTAGCGCCATCAACCTGCTTTGACTCAACGTAATATTGATTGCCAGTCTCGACCAGCAACCGCTTAATCTCGCCTATTCGCTGCGATAGCGTAGTGCATCCAAATAGCTGGATACACTTCATTGGCGTTAGCGTGTTACCGGCCATCATGTAATCGAGTATCTTTGCTTTCTGGCTCATATCTACTCCAATCAACTTATGGTAAGTATAAACCCCTTACCGATAAAGTAAAGGATTTATGTTACTTTATTTACCAATCCAATCTCATAGGCTGTTTTTCTTGCGTACTGCTGTCGGCTTTCCTTTTGATGAATAAACCTAAGATTGAAGCCTTTTCTGCCACGCCTAAATATTGAATTTCTAAAGTTAATCTCTTTGTTTTTCCTAGGCTCCCGCCATCTCATGCCTATGTATTTATCATCCTTTGACGCCCATCCAAGGCACATAAAATCTCCGTATCTAGCCATTAGAACATCTCTTTGTCGTCAACAGTTTCGGCCTCTGTTAGATACTTGTAAGCATCCAGCTCAAACTTCATTGAATCTAGCTTCCTGTGGATAGCGCTCAACAGAAGATCCCAGCTCGGGTAGGCATCACAATCCAGTCCAATCCTATCTGCTATACCCTCTAGCGTCTCGGACTCGCTCTGCGTAGCTATCCTATTGCTTGGTGCGTAATCACTTATTCGCTCATCGACACTGGGCAAATCCCCTAAATCTAAATCTATTCTTTCAATCAATAAATCTAATTTACTACTCATTATCTCAACTCCCCTTGCGGTTTGACTTTCGAACATATGGCGTTACATTGCCTTTTCTAACATCATCCATAGCCTCGCTAGCACCTTTCAAAAAGTCAGCAGGCAATGGATCTCCGGCAACCCTAAACCCTCTCAACTCTTCAGGCGCTAGCTTTATTCCCATCTTGTCGAATATCGCTGCCACCACCGATCGATCACCGCGCATCATAAACTCGTAATGCTCTACAGCCTCTATCTCTGCTATCTCATCTAGCGTTTGCTTGTAGTGGGGCATATCGGTACAGCCTGCACCCTCTAAAATAGCCTTGTATGATTTCAATTCTTCTAATCGCTTATTCATTGGCTAAATCCTTTTATTTTCACATCGTCATAATCCAAATCAGAATCCAAATACTCCTGATCTACCAGAACGTAATAATCCCACTCGGAAATCTTGTCGGCATCTGCTATCTGCCACTTCCAGCCCTCGCTGCAAAGTACGCGCCTAGCCTTTCTTGACACCTTGGCGTCAACCTCGGTCATTCCTAGGTTATCGCCTAGAGCTCCCCTGATCGCCCAGAACTCAATCTCAACCACTCGGTATAGTTTAGGTAGCTTATTCATTTTGGATTCCTTTCTGCTTGGCACTGTGGGCAAATATTGAGTATTGACTCGAATCTATGGCCGCACTTGTTGCAGGGCTCGATGGCCGTTGCATTACTGGCAGGCGCAGGCGTATCAATACCGCTCAATATCCCATTAATGAACTTTGATACCTCTGGCGCCGGAACGGCCTTCTTATCAACCTCTGGGGCAGGCTGGTGATCCAGCATCAATCCACTATCGACAATCAATCGCGCCCGATCCCGATTAAGCTTGATTGACTCATCGCTGATTCGAAAGCCGGCAAACTCGCACATATTCAGCTTTTTGTATTTGTCAGCCAGCAGCACACGCATTTGAGAGCGACTAAACCCCCTACCGTTAATGATCTCGTTTTGCATCTCTGGCAGCCTAGCCATGAACGCCGTTAGCTTGCCCCTGATCAGCGAATCAATCTTAGGCTCACCAATCAGGTTAATGTTGTGCGTACCGACCTCAGATCTAAACAGGGCGCCAACAGTGCTGGTTGTATGATGAAGCTGAGCCATTAGATAGCCCTCGTCAATCTTCATTATGCCGGCCGGCATGGACGCTATCAGCTGTGGAAGGCTTGGCGGGTGTGCATTCTGCGAGCCCGTCGCCGTGGCCGTGAAGAAAGCCTGCTTAACATCATTAAAGCTATATGGCTGAAGCCGGCTGTACCACACCCCCACCACTTGAGGGTCAGGCGCATTACGACCAAAGGCCGCGTACATGTCCGTCATCTCCCTTGAGAACTCTGTGACACTGGTGTTAATCATTGCGATCACCCAGCAAGAGGTTATTTTGCACCTCTCCCTCGATTGTCTGGCCACCAAATCCTAGCTGCGCATCCATTGCGGCTAACTGTGCATCTCTGGAACTTTGAGCCGGCTGGTCTATCTCGTCATTCCACCGCTCGTCACGAAGGTAGCGATCAGGAGACGGAAAGAATTTTGCCTCAGTCACCATAGACTTAGAGATAACCTTTAAAATAATCCCTTCATAAAACTCAAGGATCGGCTTTGAGACAATCATCTTCTTAAGCCTTTCAACCGCCTTTTTCTTATCAACCTTCTTGGGGTAAGAGCTCCAAAACTCAGCAATCACGCTATCAGCCCAGTCTGGCACCTCTTTCTTTGGCACCGATACAGTATTGGCCGGCTTAACCCCATGCTCGTCGCGGTACTTCTCCAACGCCTTGCGCATGTAGAACGTAGCATCACGCTCATTCTCTGCACCTAGGTCGTCATACCACTTACGAAGCTCTGCATCTAATCTAATGTTCGTTTGTTTCGTCGCCACTACCAAAGCCCTCTATCTGTTTAAGTCTTAGCAATGGTAGCAGGCGCTATACATTAATATCAAGCGCTTCTATTACTTTATTTTTGACTATCAGCTACATCAGTAACAATGAAACGATCTGAGCCCTTGTTGAGGTAAGTCGATACAACAACCTCCTTAAAGCATGTGAGATAACAATACTGCTTACCATCATTCGATATTCGACCCTCACTAATGACATCCTCAATGTATTTCAGGATATCCAAATCACTAAGCGATGATCTATTCTCAATAATTATTCTGTTGTTCACTTATTAATCCTCTGGTTAATTTAAACAATAGAAGTCATTTAGAGAGATCTCTTGACCCATCCAGTAACTAATACTCTTGTCCTATACTTCAACTCTTATCAGGGCATAGTTTATCGTCTTACTGGACGCCCAAGCTTCTAAAGCTAGTTTTGGTCAATTAAAGCCCTGTTTATGCCCACCATTATTGTCTGAGCGACTAGGTGTCCACACCCTCTCTTATCCGGTCTGCTTATCGCTGAGGGAAGCAGCCTTTACCAGATCCCTTTCGGGCTTACTGATTAGTGCGGTTGAATCGTATAGTGGCTATGTGCCTGCTAATGGTTACGGGTTTACCTTGGAGGCTTTGGGTCTGTCTTGTTGACTAGATTGAATATGAAGGGGTGCTAGAGGGTCTTTTTCGACTAATTGCTGCGCCAGATCTAGTTGGCTAACCTAATAGCGCTAAAAATGGTAAGTAGTACCAGCAAATCCTCTTATACACTCTTGGGTGATTCTAGCACCACCACATATTCAATCTAACGCCGTTGACGACTGCACTAAAACGGCGGGAGTGTGGAGGGTCAACCTGATTAGAAGAGAGTGCTGCTGCCAGACAAGGCGCATGACCTTGTTATTCCGTTAAGGCTTACAGCAAGTTGCGGACTTCCATTTTTGGAAAATACTCATGCAACCTTTACTCTCATCTAATCAGGCTGTGCAATCTGTATTGAAGAGAGTGCTGACTGATTAGAAGTAACGAAAATTTATCAGCTATTCTCGATCCGCCTTCTACAGCACCGGCATCGTCTAAGGAACTTCCGGCTTTACTCTCATCAATACAGACTGCGGGTCCTTAGAAAGGCATGGTCTGCCGGCCCTTCCCCGGCTACGTTTTCAACGCTTCAGCTTTTAACCTGAAGACTTACACGCTATTCAACCCATAAAAAAATGGCCATTTAGAATCAGCCTGAGGTGGAAATGGGCGTCTGAGTAGGTGATCTCAACCCGACTCCGACTGATACTAAATGGCCATTTTCACCGATTTTTTTAACTTCTAAAGAAGATTTCCACATCCCCTATTGACTACAAATTATACGCCCCGCTCCGGTAAAGTAAAGTCCTTTTATGCATTAAATAGTAATATATTCACTTTACTTTATCCCAGAGTGGTGTAAGCTATGGGTAACTTAAACAAACCCAGAGGGTAAATAGCGTGAATAAAGAAATGATTATGCAGTTGCTGGAAATGGCATTAACCGGCGAAACAAAGAGCGAATCTGAGCAGCTAGTGCTTGGCGCAGAATTGATTGGCAAGTTTGTAATTTGTCGATCTCGTAATGAAGGCATTAACGCAGGAACAGTTAAGGCGCTAGATGATACCGGCGTAATACTTACTGACTGCCGTCGAATCTGGTACCACAAACCAAAGGACGTAAACAAAAGTTGGTATGAGGGTGTCGCAGAGTCCGGTCTATCCGATGACTCAAAAGTATCTTGCATTGTTAGCGAGAAGATTATTATTGAGGATTATTCGCTAACCGTATGCAGTAAAGAATCAGCTAAATCTATTTTAGGTAAGACTCCACATGCTCAAAATTAATCAGTTAAATAAAACCAGTAATGGCTATGGCTCTGGCTTTGGCTTTGGCTCTGGCCATGGCTCTGGCGATGGCTCTGGCTATGGCTCTGGCCATGGCGATGGCTATGGCGATGGCGATGGCTCTGGCTATGGCTTTGGCTCTGGCTATGGCCATGGCTATGGCTATGGCTCTGGCCATGGCTCTGGCGATGGCGATGGCT